TAAACATAAGTTATGGTTTTTACTGAACCTTCTTTTATTTCCACATTTCTTGCAAAATAACGAGTGCCTTCTGCTTCAACTTTAACATTCTGAGTCGAAGTAAATATAAATGTTTGTGAACCAAGTGTTCCGGTAAATCTACTACCAGCTGGTATAAATTCAGTTCCGTTAGATATACTTTGAATAGTTGGTGAGTTTGCGTTCAAAAATTCAACATCAACATAAGCAATAGCCGAACGATAAGATTTTGGAACATAATTTAAATGCTTGGCGATTGATACAACCGATGGCTGCAACAAAGCACTATCCAAAAATGTTTCGTTGGCCACCATGTTTGCATAATAACTTTGATAGTGAGTATTGTAAGCCAAAACATCCAAAAGAATATTTAAACCAGAACCTTCAAAATCATAATCTTTGAATTGATTTTGACTTTGAAGATACAATTTTAAATTTTGTTTGATATCATCAAAATCTAATCCATCAATTTTAAGATTTGTTGTTGCCATTATCGATTTCTCGTTATATTAAATGTGAAATTAAATGGAGTTTGTAAATTTATGATGCTATAATTTAAAGTTACCGAGAAACTATTGCCATCTAAGTTTGGTAAAATTATAACATCGTAAAGCTGAACTCTTGGTTCGTATTTTTTTACTAATTGCGAAACTACAGTTTTCATAGCGTCTAAATGCAAACTAGAAGTGTTTTCAAACAAACAATCGTATATTCCAGAATTTATTTCTGGATGAAAAGGCTTTTCGTATCTTTTGAGAGTCAAAAGATTTCTCAATGCTTTTTTTACACTATCAGATTCAACATACTGAGTAACATCGTTCGTCAACGGGTGACGATTAAAGCTAAGATCTAAATCTCGATAGTTTACTATTTTTGCCATAGTTGTTTTCTTTAAATATATTTATGTTTGATATTTTCAATCGTTGCATATTACGTTGTTGCTTCCTTCTGCGCAATCCGAGCCGCAACTAACAGGATCACCAACACGTCCAACCGATTTATCTTCGGCAAACACATTTGGAGATCCTGCGGCTAAAACACCACTGTGACAAGTTTGACAGCAGTGCACTGCCCAAGCATGCCCTACACAGTGAAAAGGTATATCGTTGGCAAAAACTGAATTGGAACCTTCGATATTTTCACGACGCGGATAGCAACCATGACCCGTGCAAATGTCACCTTTTCTTACAACTCGAGGCATGCGTTATCTCCATACTCCGGATTCTTTAAAATAAGCAACAACCTGACGCCATACACCGTTTACATTTAAGAATATTTTAGTTTTTTTCCACACACCATTAACATTCAACCAAAATTGTGAAGCTGAAGTTTGTATCGGCAAACTGCCGATTTGTTCCTGTGCGCCGTCGAAGAATCTACGTCCGCCCATTAGTTGTCGGTCTCCACTACTTGAACTTTCATCATTGTTGTAGCGGTTGCGTTGCTACCATTTATCTGAACTAGTGCCAAGCAAGCATTCGTAACATCGGGTATACCGCAAGGCATACGACCTGTCACAAAATCACAGTCGTTGGATCTACCAACTTCATCCACAGCAAATACACCCAAAGGTTTAAATAATGTAACTCCAAATGCTCCGGCGGTGCCGGTTGTTGCAGACAACGTTACGCTTGCTACACTTCTGACTCCGGTATCGCCGTATTGCAACGGAAGCATTATCATTCGAGTTGCTTCGCGATATCCTGTGTTTCCGATTGTTGTGAGCGGAGTGGTTCTGCTGTTAGTTCCCGCTTGGTTGGTGTAACTCGCGCTTACTTTTGTGGTCGTTGCTCCAATTTGAGTGTAGATTGTCAAACCAATCATAACACCCGCACCATCGGTGTATCGTGTTAAAGCTGCGGTTGGAAGATTGGTGGTTTGAGCTGTTGTGACGGTTCCGCTGAGACCACCCTGATGACTCAAAATATCGACCAACAAAAAATAACCGTTTGTAAAATAAGAAGTTATATTTGCACCAACAAGTTTCAAACGACGCGTACCAGAAACGGCGGGTAACGGAAAAGCGGTGTTGCTTGTTAAAGAAGGTGCGATAGCGGTGGTTGGCGGTGTTGCCGGTACCGGCAAACCCAAAGCCCAAGTGTTGCTGCTTTTTCCGACCGATGCGGCGTTTCCGGAAATAATATAGTATTGCGATTCAATTTCGTTTTTTATGTAATTGTTGTACGTTGAAAAATTTGAAATGGGCATTATTTTTCCACCGTAGTTAAAGTTCCTATGATCTCTGGCGCGGCGTTGCTGCTTCCAATCCACAAAAAAGCAAGGTGAGCGTTGTCGTGTATTTTTGGAATTCCCGGCAAACCGGTTGCGAAATCTCGCCATCCGATAGCACCTGAAACTGGAATGTTTATGTACGCCAACGGATGCGCTATGGTTATTCCAAAATTTCCTTGAGTACCGGTTGATGCACTGAGTGTTACACTTTTAACCGCACGCACACCAGTGTCGCCGCTGGTTAACCCCAGAAAAATAACTCTCGATACTTCACGAAAGTTTGTTGCACCAAAATCGGCAGGTACACTTGTTTGACCGGTAACACCACTTTGATTGGTGTAATTCATAGTGATGGTTCGTGCGGTTGTACCAACGATTGTGTATATTTCTGCAAAAGCAATGTTTCCGGATCCATCGGTGTAGCGAGTGAGCGCAGGCGAAGCTGGATCGCCTTGAACCGTTTGTTCGGTTGTAGCAGTGCCGCTTAAATTGTGATTGTGATACAAACGATCGTAAAGAATCAACGTTCCTGCTACATGTGCTGACGCACTTGTGCTAACAAGCCATTTTTCTTTTCCGCTGGTTGCATTTCGTTGTTTGAGTGCGCCATCGGATGTGTTGGTGGGAATCGAACCAACAGTTCCAGAAGCCGCAATATCAGCGGTTGTTCCGTGCGATGGTTGTCCCACATAATTCCAAAGACTGGCGGGTCTTCCTGGGACCACTGCAGTTGCGGCACCGGCTGGTGTGTAAGCTTGTTTGTGAAAAAATATAGTTTCAGCACCGGATGTGGTGCCGGTTATGGTCATTAAATTCAATAAATCCGACAAATCTACAATACTAGCCATATTAAGTTTCCACCATTGTTATGCTACCAAAAAACTCTGGAACTGTTGATGTGGTTGGCATAAACATCCAAGCAAGACACGCATTGTCTAATATTTTGGGTATTCCCGGAACACCAGTGGTATAATCGCGCCAACCACAAATTCCTGCAGCATTTCCACCAAACATAGCCAACGGATGTGCTATTGTTACTCCAAAATTACCGACAGTTCCGGTTGTGGCTGTTAGAGTGACGCTTTTCACAGCGCGCACACCCGTATCGCCTTTTTTCAAAGGCATTGGTATGGTGCGTGGTGATTCGCGACGACCGTTGCTTCCGATGCCAGTCAATTCGCTCACACAACCAGTTACACCATTTTGATTGGTATAAGTCATTTTTACGGTTGTTAACGATGCCCCAATAGTTGTGTAAATTTCAAGAAAAACCATATTTCCAACACCATCGGTATATCGCGTGATTGCTGGAGATGCAGGATCGCCTTGAACCGTCTGCTCAACAAGACTGGTTCCGCTAAGGTTGTAATTGTGAAACAATCGATCGTACAAAATGTATGTTCCTCCTATCGATCCCACACCAGAAGTTTGTATCAACCATTTGTCGTTGCCATTTTGAGCATTCACAATAGGCATACTTCCGGTTGTACCGCTTGTTGGAATCGATCCGGTTGTACCAGAGGTTGCTATGTCTCCTGTGATACCTCCACTTGGCACACCATCTTGCCGCCACAAACTCATTTCACGACCGGTCATAAATGTTGTTGTAACGTCGGTCGCGGTTCCGCCAATGAATGTAGTTTTGTGAAAAAATTCTGTTTCACAGTTGCCGGTGGAACTCGCCAAACTAATCAATTCATCAAGATCAGCAATACTTGGCATATCACTTGTTCTCCCAGTTTACTCCACGCAAAATTAAATCATCTTTTGCAAAAGTAATAACTTCAACGAGCGAATCAAGATTCACTCCAGAAGCCATATCCATGTTCATGACTTGTGCTACTCCGTCCATGTGAATGTAAAATGGAGAAAGATTGGCGGTGAGCCGCCAATCTTTGCGGTCGTCTTCGTATACTATTGTTGATGCGGACGATGAAATTATCGAAGCCATAGTTGTTCCTCAAATTGTATATTGTAAATAAATGTTACCGTTTGTTCCGCCAGAAGGAGCTGCAGTTCCGCTGGAAATTCCCAGTGCTATAAATATGTCTGTTCCTTGAACTGTAATTGTCATGTTGCTTGCTGAGTTTGCGGTAAGCGAAGGTGTTCCAGTGACTCCGTTTAACGACTGAACATAATTAGCGGTAAGACTTACGGTTCCTGTTGCACTTACCGAAAAATCGTTTGGGTTAAATGAAGCCACGCCCGTGATGCCTGTGGTGGTAGCAAGAGGCGAAGAACCGCCACCACCAGAAGAGGCAATTGTGATGGTACTTCCAACCGTACTTACAGTAACATTAGAACCCTGAGCAATCGTGACCGGACCGGTTATGTTGTTGACTGCGGTCACATAGTTGCTAGTGAGACTCACAGCTCCTGCGGCACTCACTACAAACTCATTACCGAATGAAGCTACACCCGTAACGCTTGCACTTGCTATCGGTGGAGCATAAACAATTGTTCCTGTGGAACCATTAAACGAAGTAACACCTATGTTTGTGACCGTTACTGCAGTTCCAGAACGAGATACGGATATACCGGTTCCTGCGGAAACTGTGTCGCCTGTAGCTTGATATGCTGAAGCAAGGCTTACTGCTCCACTCGAAACACTAAAATAAGTAGAGTTAAAAGAAGCTACGCCTGTAACGCTTGATGTTGCTAAAGGTGGAGCATACGTAACTGCACCAGTAGAGCCGTTGAACGATTTGACATAATTGGCTGTGAGACTCACAGCTCCTGCGGCACTCACTACAAACTCATTACCGAATGAAGCTACACCCGTGATGCTTGATGTTGCCAAAGGTGGAGCATACGTAACTGCACCAGTAGAACCATTGAACGACAGTACGCCTGTGTTGGAAAGTGTGATGCCCGCTCCAAGCGCAACCGAGCCGCCACCCGTAAGTCCCGTGCCTGCATTTACCGTCGCCGACGAGTTGACGAGTTGAAGTGTATCACCAACAATCTGAATCGTTGAGCCATCAACATTCACATTGAGTGTGTTGCCTATTTTTGTGAGACCGTTGCCTGCGGTGGTCACATCCACGCCCGTGTACTGCGTCCAAATGATGGGACTGGTTCCGAGCGTGAGACCCACACCCGAAGTGCCAATCAACACAAAACCTGCGCCGCCGTTGGTGATTCCCATTTCAACGTAAACCGTATCGCCGCCTGCCACCTGACCAGGAATACTATTGTCGGCATCGGTGGCACGAATCAGTTTCCACTTTTGACTTGCGCTACCCGTGAGCGACACATAGTAAATGCCATTTTCAATGTTGCTTGTTTGATCTTTGACGAGAACACGGTCGTTGAAATCAGCCGTGTGACCGTCAATCTGACCAATGAAACCGTTCACCAACGCTTCAAGGTACGCACCCACGCCCGTGAGTCCGTTGTCGTATGTCGCACCGAGCGCAACGGTGGTGGCCACATGGCAGTTGGGATGATAGTTGAGACCTGCGGCGATGTTGTCCACATAGTATTTGTTGGCGGCATCAAATGTGTTGGTGGGTGTCAACAGGTCGGTAATCTTGTTGCTGTTGAGCGACAGATTGCCCGTTATACCAGTAGTAAATATTTGCCGTTCCGAGAAGGTGTTGGTTGCATCCGTATAAGCAACAGGACTGGACGAATCAAGCACATTGTTGCCACCTTGCACAAATGTAGTGGCATTTACTTGACCGCTTATTGCCGTCAAAGTGATATTGTTGCCAACATAAACATTGCCTCCCGCCGAAAGCGATGCTCCTTCTATTGTAACATCAGCCTCAAAGCGAGTTTGAGGTTGAACCAAAAGCGTATAAGATGCGCTGTTGGAAAAAGAAATATCGCCATCAAAGGTAGCACCTTGAGATACATTTAGACTCTGTGCGGTGAGACCAGCGTTGAATGTTTGTAAATTATCGAATGTGTTGGTGGTGTTGGTTCGTGCAACACTCGTGAGGCTCACAGCACCCGATGAAACCGTGAAGTCTGACGAGTTGAACGAGGCGACACCTGTGACGCTTGTGCTAGCGAGGGGTGGATAATAATTTACAACACCGGTTGCACCGTTAAAAGACTGTACATAATCTCCAACCGGTCCTGTTGCTCCTGTGTTTCCTTGAGGTCCTGTAGGTCCTGTAGGTCCTGTTGCGCCTGTGGAACCAGTTGCTCCTGCAGAGCCTGTTGGTCCTGTAGAACCAGTTGCTCCTGTAGAGCCTGTTGGTCCTGTAGGTCCTGTACGTCCTGTAGAACCAGTTGCTCCTGTAGAGCCTGTTGGTCCTGTTGATCCCGTTGGTCCAGCACCACCTCCACCGCCGCCACCGCCACTAGAAGCAATGCGAATTGCCTGACCTTCTAGAGTTACTGTAACGTTCGATCCGGCTGTAACTTCAACAGGTCCCGAAAGACCGTTTACAACAGAAACTTTAACTTGTACCAAACGCCAATAACCACCCGTGTTGTTCCACACCCAATAGTCGGATGTGGTTCCGTTTGGTGCATACACTTGCCCATCAGATGGTCCAATTGGAAAACTTAATTCAGCCATATAGTTTATTTATCTAAAGAAATTAACCCACACCAATCCATTTATCTTGATAATAAATGTAGAATTTACCTTCATCCGAATTATACCAAATTTTTCCTTCATAATTTCCAGTTAAAGGTGCCGAAACCGAAACTTCCGAAGCCACAATCTGAACTTGCAACATAGCCGAAGGAAAAGCATTCCAAGCATAACCATCCCAACGCCAACTCGAATAACCGTAGGTATACACCTGATCGACAGAAGGATTTGCGGGAAATGCTAACCCCATAGTTGCTCCTTAGATGATTTCGAACCAACTCAAGTCAGCCGACACATCGGTTTGAGTTTGAAATGCTCGCACGAGAAGAGTAAACACATCGCTTGTTCCTGTGGCTCCCGTTATGCTTGTTTGAGTGCGTCCAAGTTGAAAGTTAAAGTCGTTAACAGAAGAGATGTCCAAAACACCAGTTTGGTCAAAAAAACCACCGATAATATCATTTCCTGTTGCGGTGATTGCTGTGGCTGAAAGGTCGTATTCAACATTTCCGTTGTAGTGCTTTTGCCATGATGCTCCCGACAGACCCGGATTCAACACAACTCGGTACTCGACCGCTCGTGTGCCTGCGGCTTGGTTGCCCGATGTAATCAATGCGCTGATGTTGGACGGAACAATCACACTATCCAATCGGTCTTGACTCAAGCGTATCGAAATGATAGGAATCAACTGTGTCAACGAAATCCCCGTTCTGGGATTTCCATCGGTGCTTACATTGTATCGTCGGCTGAATCCTTGGTATCCCGCTTCGCTCATCACGCTACTGCAAATCTGCTTCATGGTTGCGCCCGTGATACCCTGACCATTCACGGTTCCAGTCACACCAGTTCCGATAGACTCAAGTTCGTAACGAATAGGAAGCGTTGCGGTTGTCATGTATGTGGTGGGATTGATGTTGTCGTTGTGGAATGTGTGAGCAATCACAGGCTTGCCGTCTACGAAGAACCCCGTTCGCACATCGCCAACGCCAAGCCATTCCACATCGGTCCAGAAAATGTTTGCACCCGTAACACTCAGCACACGACCGCTTGCTCCGTTGCCATCGAAAGTATCGCTGTTCCAACTTGACTGTGGAATTCGGCGAGTGGTGCTGTCTACGGTTCCTGTCACATTCGAACGAAGCGTGATGTATGCAGTAAGACCCTCTCGTTCAAAGTAAACGCCATTCTTTTCGCCAAAGTATCCGACTCGTTGGCGTAGGTTTTCGTGCGGTTGATTCATCGCAAATGTGTTCAGCACCAACAATGACTTGCCGGGTTGATACGCAAACACACGCTTGGTTTCACGGTACACCTTGCTACCAGCGGTCAAGCCGATTTGCATATTGATGACGCTTTCGTTGGCGTTGAATGAATGTGTTCCACCCGTGGCGGTGATGGTACTCCACTTGTCGTTTTCTTGATAGCGGTGTTGCGAATCAAACAGCGTAAATGGCTCGGAAACTCGAAGACGATTGAAAGCGTCAATCGCATCCGCTTTGAAACCCACCAAATCGTTGAACAAGTAACTCATATGATTCTCCACCCCGCACGATAGATAAACTGTAAAGCACCGTTGCTTATGTTTAAAATGGCAGAAGTTTGATTGTCGATTGTGTCGGCTACGTTTGCACCAACAATCGTAATTGCACGATGAATGCCATCGCCAGCGTGTCCCGATTCGTCTTTGACCACAACGCTTCTGCCGGTTTCGGGATTGTACGGCAACGTAACCGTACACGGTCCAGTACAATTTACACCAATATAATAATCGCTGTAAACTGCAGCGTATGTTGCACCCGTCACCGAAACTGTTGCAAGTATCGAAACAGTCGGTAGCGGTATGTTGGGTTGCATCCAAATGTAAGCACCGCCTGTGGCAGCAGGCACATACACATACTCGATACCCGTATCGCTGTCCATCCAACGA